ATTGTTATAAAACAGGTTCGGTTTCTGGGTGCGGACCGTGGCGCGGAAATGGTTAAAGCTGCGGTTTCTGCCGCGGCTCCTGGCGTTCTGCTCACCATAGAAATACTGTTCCGCCTCCAGCACGTTCTGGTCGCGTTCCCAGTCCTCGCGCAGCCGACGGGCGGTCGCTATACGGGTTTGCCAGCGCTCAAGCTGCTTCTGGCTGTCCTTGCGCTCGCCTGACTCTTCCACGGCACTTTTCTTTTTATCCACTACTGTTCCACCTCTCGGTATTCGTATAGGTCAGCCGACAGTCTATGCTCGAAACGGTACTGTCTCGTATTTATGCACATGGGCTGCATGCGGTGTATCTCTGCGTCGCGCATGTACTTCGTGGCATCCTCCAGTGGATACCGAAGCGCGGTCCTAAAAAGCGGCGGGGGTGTCTTATCGCCAACCTCAACCATCCGTATGCAATCGTCTGCCGTAATCAGCTTGAGAATCACCCCATCATCTCCCGCTGCATGGTGTAGGTTTGTGGAGCCTCACCGTTGGCCGCTCGCTTGGACTGCTCACGCCACCAGTTGAAGGTGTTCGGCTTCTGCGCCAGCTCAGCCTCCATCGGCCTCGGCGGAAAGCGCAGATGCCAGTATTTGCACGCATCCCAGGCGTCATTGTCCTTGTCTACCAACTCCTCAGGCTTGTGCTTGTTCAGGGCTACCTTGTCCGAAACATCCTTGTGCCGTTGCTGGCCAATCTCCCAAATGAGGCCAGGACAGGCCGTCGTAATCGAGTACAGGGGATTGAATGGGTCGCGCCAGTAATAGCCCATGAGCCATTCGGCAAAGGTCGTATCCCCGCCTGCTTCAGCCGCGATAAAATGGACACCTTCTCTGGCAAAGAGCTTGGCCATGCTTTTCATGGTGCCATCGCCCGCGGCCTGGTCATCGGCCCACAAGGCACGATCGGCTATTTTGTAGGTTTCCTGGCCTGCGTAGGGATTGCCGGGGAAGGTTCTTATTTCTGGATGGCACGCGCAGCCCTGGGGAGGCACGCGGGTCGTTTGTCCTTTAATGATTTGAGCAATATACTGGTATGGAACGTGCGCGGCCCAGAACTCCCATAGGGTAAACTTCTTACCGTCTGAATTAATGCCGTGAACAAGGTAAGCGGCTCGGTGTCTCCAGCCGTGGTCATAACTTCCATAGAGCTTGAATCCGATCGGTGATATGGGGGGAATGATGATGCGCTGGTTGGTCTTTAGTTCGTCCCAGCCAGGGATAAGCTTGGTTCCGCCTAGTGCGCCAAAGTCTATTTCCATTTCCTTCATCCAGCGCGGGCTGCGTGTTCCGCCTGGGTAGCCTTGCGTGGCCTGCTCTAGCCACTTGTCACCCTCGGTCGTGCCGGGGCGCTTCATGGGATCGGCGCTGTAATGCAAGCGCAAGACAGGGATGCCGGCCTTGGTTAAGCGTTCGTTAATGCCTTGCATAGCCTCAGTTTCTTTATGGCGTTATCACTTACAAAGGCAATGTAATGGGGCGAGCGCCCCAACTCTCCAGCTATCTCCCTGATAGTAAGTCCCTCCATCCGCATGTACATCACACGCTTTTCACGTGGTGCTAGCCGCCCAAGCCTCAGAATGGTGTCGAGCAAGTCCCTTCGCTCCACCCTCGCTACCATTGGGTCTTCTATGGCTATGTCCCTCGCCTCCCACAGCGAAATGGTCGTCACGCCGCCTCCACAATCTCAGCAAAGGCCCCAGGCTCAGCGCTGGAAATGGCGATTAGCGATCCACCGCCCTTGATACTTGGGAGAGCCGCCGTAAAAGCGTTGCCAAATTCAGGTTGAAAGCAGGCCTCGTCTGAGAAGATGACGGACGCTGTGTTGGAGCGGATAATATCTCCACCCTCAGGGCATCCCCAGATACGACTGCCGCTATCGGTTCGGAGCTGTGCATAACTCATCCCCGCCTTAGGTTGAATGGTTCGCAAGTGCTGCGGAAGGTTCGCCTCCATAAAGCTCATACGCGCAACCCAGGCCTCCCCGTTGAATACGAGATTGGCCGCGTCTTCCTCTTTTTTGGATTGCACGAGGATCAGCTGGTGGTCGCGGAACTTGGCCCGCCAGAGGATATAGGCACAGCACAGCCACGTCGCCATGACCTGCCGTGACTTTTCAACCATTAGGATGCCGGACGTACCGAGCGCGGTAAGCCAGGCTTCGGAATGCCCTGCCTCAATGGCGTATCGGGCATCTCGGGAAGGGAGAAGTCGTCCTGCCACCAGGAGACAATCGAGGAGGGAACGCAGGTATAAGTGATCGGGGAAGCGCTTAACGGGGTCCGCCGCGTCGTGCTCATCCTTCGTCCTCACTTGGTCAAAAATGAAGTAATGCGGGTCCCTGCGGCACCGCTCGAAGTCGAGCTGGTCTATGGCGGTTTTGAACTTCTTAGCCAAGAGTCATGTTAGGTTTGCCCTCCAGGGGTCTAGGTGTAATCGGCCTGCGCCGACTCTCCATACAGCTGCGTTGACAATAGCCACACTCCCGACACTGCAACAGATGATAGGCTGGCAGGAACTGGCCCTGCACATCCCGCCGCCTCTGCCAGGCGCGTAAGGTGTTCATTTCGGATTGACCGTGCTGGCGCGAATATCGGTCTGGTTACTCTGCTTGACACTGGACTTGCTCTTGATAAGACCGTCACGAATGACGAGCGATGACCCCAGGTTTGCCACATCTCGCGTTGCCCCACTCACCACGCCAGGGAGCTTGCCGGACACCACCAAGACCTGCGTAGGGGCGTCAGGCGGGCAAAAGCCGTTCTGGAGCTTTTCGCAGGTCGTGACCAGCACGACATTTTCCGCCCACTGGTTCTGCGTCTGCGTAAACTGCACCTTGAGGTTGCCGTGCTGGACCATATCGGAAGAGGTCGCGCAGCCGGTCAGGAGCACGCACAGGGCCATAGGAATGAACCGTCTCATTTCACCTCCTGATTTTCCAGAATCCAGCCCTGCACTTGCGCGAGCTGCGCAGGCGTCAGGCACTGGAGCCAATCATTGCCCTTGGCTGAGCCGCCCGGGCGTGAATCTTCCTTGCCTTGGATAAACTGCGTCATGCGCACGTTTACATCGACCATCTTCCCGAGCTGAACTGCAGACTTCGTGAACTTTTCCAGGTCAAAGAATTCAACTACGCTTTGCTGGTTACAGTGCGGGCAGACCACCTTCCTGGACGCCTCAATCTTCGTCTCCTTCATCTTCTCAATGACCTGGGCCAGCACATCCAGCGCCGACTCGTTGATCCGGGAAGACTTTTCACTGTCAATGCCGGCATGGTCCGTCAGATTGGCCATGCGCTGGAAGTAGTCATCATGGGCACTGTCGCGGTCGTTCATGAAATCACCAATTCTACAGGTGCCCCGCGCAGCTTTTTAATCTCCTGCACGATGGTGCCCCCGTGTTGTTCAATCCTTTTGCGTGCAATCGCCGCATCGGCCGGAAAGTGAATGTGCCATCTCGTCAGGCTCATCTCGACCAGCTCGCCCATTTCCCAAAATGGAAGGATATGGGGCGGAAGGACCTTTAACAGTTGACGCTGCACAAGCAACATAAACTGCGCCTCCGTCTTCTCTCGATACGCCACGGCTTCAGCATGCGATGGCACCTGAACTAGGATCGTCTCTGGTGGGCGCTTTCCGCAGACTTGGTCGAGATCCGTGACATCGGGAAGCGGCCCGCCAAGCCCACACGAAAAGCAATGATAGATATGGCGCGAGGGAGACACCGTTAGGTTCTCGCCGTCTGGCATCCCCTCTGTGTGCGGGTATGGACACTTCCCGACGTAGTTCTTTCCACGCCGATTGGCAAAAACGACGTTCATGGTTCCTCTTTTTCGATGATAAAGGCCGTCTCCTTGGCGTGCTCCTCACCCTTGCACCAGAGCCTGACCTTGCGCAGGCGGTAGCGGTCGTCCAGCTTGGTCGTGATAATCGTAGGCCCGTGTTTAATCTGGCCCGTAAAGCCCTCACACTCTGCCGTGACATCACGGTAGCGCTTGGGCGGCTGAAGCAATTCACGCAAGCGGCTCACGGAATCCTTGGGCTCGTCACTACAGGGCATGGCCTGGTCCAGGCGCTGCTCAAGGGCAGTGATACGGTCCTGTAGCCGCTCAATGGCCGTCACTTTGTCAATCAAATGGCCCATGTACATGCTCCCTGTGGATAACTTAGGGCCGTGAGAGGCCATGGCAGATTGTTTTCGAGCTTCCAAAGCTGCAGCTGGAAAAAGTAAGGGTCAAACCACCCCCCATGGGCCTGTCCTGTGCCTGTTTTGGGCCTGATCCTGAGCATTGAAAGCGTAAGGCATTGATATCGTTCATATGGCAATGCATGATTCAAGCTAAATCATTCATTAGGTACGTGAGAAGGTCGCTTCAGTGGGCCTCGCAGCCCATTCCTCGCCTTCTCCTCTTTAGCTATTCGTTTAGTCTCTGCCTCGCCCAGCATCTGCTCGTGAAAGCGCCTTGCCCGCTCCAGGTCCCAGCGCGACATCATGGCTTCATTGCTGTAATAGATCATGTTGCAGGGCATGTTAGGGTTCCTACGCTTGTACGTGGGAATGTGATAGCGCAGGATATAGCCAGGAAGGTTGTTGGGGTTTTTAAAGCCAGCCCGTTCAACGATCGCTTTTGCACCCCAGTAATGTGTCATGCGTAAAGTGAGAGCAGGAGCCTGGACAGTTGATAGTTGTAGAGCGCGTTCAAGCACAGATCCATGGGAGCCACTTCTAGCCACATACGCAAGTCAGATAAGGGCGGAATGCGTGGACCGATCAAGTCTGTCATGGTCATGCCGCGGAACA